GGTGCCGACTTTGATTTGATGAATGAGTCGGTTCTGCGCCGTTTGATTCTAAAAAATCCGCGTCTTTTGCCACTTCCTTCTGTTGACATTCAAAAGGATCAGCAATGGAACAAGAAAAAGCTACAAGCCTGCCTCATGCAAAGCATCCTGCAAGGCGAAGGCATCGGGAGCATTGCAGACAGGTTTCAGCAGGTCGCGGCGATGAATCGCGCATCTGCGATAAGGAGTGCAAGGACGGCGACGACAAGTGCACAGAACGGCGGAACATACGAAGCCTATACAGCTGCGGAGAAGATTGGCATACAGATTCAGGACGAGTGGATCGCTACACACGATTACCACACCCGTGACAGCCACAGGGCATTGGACGGTACAAGGGTTAAGCACGGGGAACGGTTCGCAAACGGCCTGCGTTTTCCGGGAGACATGCTGTATGGCACTGCAAGGGAGCTGTACAACTGCCGATGCACCACACGGGCTATTATATCCGGCGTTAATGATACTGATCCGGTCGACCTGAGCCACTGGGGTGGCGGTGCAAAGGAATATGCAGCATGGAAGAGAGGAAAGAGGCGGTAAGATGTCGGGATTCGAGATGGTCGACAACGTAGATGCAGTTAAAGCCTTGTTCGAAGAAAAGTGTAACAAGGCTCTGGAAGAGATTGGATTGGCTGCGGAAGGATATGCCAAAAAGAATATACAGAAAAAGATTATCACGGGTGCTACGACGCCCCGAACAGGTCGTCTTATGTCTAGCGTAACACACATCGTTGACGGTAAAGATTGCTATATCGGAACTAATGTTTCGTACGCTATCTATTTCGAAATGGGAAGTGGTACGCAGTCACCGTACGGAAGGCGAAAAACCCCGTGGAAGTATCAAGATGCTAATGGAAATTGGCATATGACACACGGTATGCGTCCAAGGCCGTTTATTAAACCGGCAGTTACGGAATATTCAAGTAAATACGCAAACATCATAAAAGATATGATGGAAGGATAAGGGCTTCGGCGTTTTGCCGAGGCCCTTTTTTTGCAGTTACGGTAGATAAATACACAGTATATTGTGCTTATAGACTGCGAAGAATAGCGGTCGTTTTGCCCGTTAGCAAAGCAAAGCTACAAGAGAATTGGAGGGAATAAAAATGGCACTTAAAAGAAGTGATATTCGAAAAATCGTCAAAGATGCCGATATGACAGATGAAGAAAAGCTGACGGCTGTGATGGACCTGCTGCACAGCGAGGTGGACGACCTCAAAGAAGAACAGGACGACTTAAAAGTACAGCTGAAGAAGGCACAGGATGATCTGAAAGATGCTCAGAAAAATGGCGGTGGCGATGATTCCGAATGGAAAAAGAAATACGAAAGCGAGCGCGACGCTTTCAAAAAATTCAAAGATGAGCAGACTGCTAAGGACAGCAGAACGGCTAAAGAAGCGGCTTACAAGAAGCTTCTTGAAGAGTCAAAGGTGAGTGCCAAAGTTATTGACAATGTGCTTAAAGTCACCAATTTTGAAGAAATTGAGCTGGACGATAAAGGACAGATCAAGGATGCAGCTGATGTCAAAAAGAAGATTGAATCAGATTGGTCAGGATTTATTGAATCTACACAGACAAAGGGCGCAAATGTTAAGAATCCTCCGACAAACGACGGAGGAACAGGATCATATACAAGCAGAGAAGAGGCAAGGAAGGGCGTCAAATCAACAGCAGAAATGATGAAACGTATCCGCGAGAATCCTCAGCTCTATACAACTAATAATGTTAATTCAGGAGATTAAAAAATGGCTACTGAAACAAATTTGATTAAAACTACCGATCTGACAGATGCTCAGGTTAGGGAGATTGCTTTCACAGAGCTTTTCACAGAGAATCTTAAGAAGCTCATTGAGGCTCTCGGCGTAACTAGAAAAATCTCTAAACAGGCCGGAAGCGTTTTAAAGACATACAAAGCAACTGGTACGCTTGCGAGCGGAACTGTTGCCGAAGGTGAAGTGATTCCACTTTCAAAATACAAAATGAAAGTTGTTAATTACGGGGAAATCACATTAGAAAAGTGGAGAAAGGCTACAACAGCGGAGGCTATCATTGGATCTGGTTTTGACCAGGCGGTGACCTTGACAACCGACAGAATGATGAAGGACATCCAGAACAACATTCGTACAAAGTTCTTCACGTTCTTAGGAACAGGAACAGGAACCTCTACAGGCGTAGGCCTTCAGGCGACACTTGCACAGACGTGGGGACAGCTGCAGACACTGTTCGAAGACAATGCTATCGAAGCGGTATATTTCATCAATCCGCTTGATATTGCTGATTATCTTGCATCAGCAACGATCACTACACAGACAGCCTTCGGCATGACGTACATTGAAAATTTCCTTGGCATGGGAACTGTTTTCATGAATAGCTCTGTTCCGAAGGGTAAGGTATATGCGACAGCTAAGGACAACCTTGTTCTCTATTATATTCCGGTGAACGGTGCTGATTTAGGCAATGCATTCAGCTTCACCGCTGATGAGCTTGGCCTGATCGGTATTCATGAGGATTCTGACTACAAGACGATGACATGTGAAGATGTTATTGTCAGCGGTCTGACATTGTTTGCAGAGATGATTTCCGGCGTTGTTGTAGGCACAATCACAGCGGCAGCCTAAGGATTAAGAGAGAGGAGGGTTGATGATGATTTCTGAGGTAATGAGACATATCCGGAATTACTTTCCAACAGGGGAGTATATCGACGGGACCTATACGATTCAGGATGGCACCATTGACCTTCCTTTTCTGATTGAAGGTCAGTATTTCTTAATTGAAGGTTCTGTGCTGAATGACGGTGTTTATCAGTATCCGCCGTTTGAACTGGATGACGAGACATTCACTGGGACTATAGTTCCTCTGAAGCCTCCGAAAGCTTTCCTTAACCTCTGCGAGGATATCGCACAGTATGTAGAGAAGTATGGCGGAAACAATGTTGGGCCGTACTCTAGCGAGTCATTCGGCGGATACAGCTATACACGTGCGACAAATCAGAATGGTTCACCGCAGACATGGAAAGATGTGTTTGCGAGCCGCTTAAACGAATGGAGGAAGGTCTAATGAGCTTGATCGAAAACATGATGATTCCTTTTTGCTTCGTCGAAAAGAAACGTACACCAGACGGTGCAGGCGGCTTCCTTTCTGAGTGGACAGACGGCGCAGAATTCAATGCAGCTCTTACTCTTAACACCACCATGGAAGCCCGCAAGGCCGAACATGACGGCATGACGAGCGTATACACAGTGACTACAAGCAGAAACGTTCATCTGGATTATCACGACGTGATCCGTCGTCTCTCTGACGGCAAAACGTTCCGAATTACGTCAGATTCTTCGGATAAGATGTCTCCGACTGTATCGACACTGGACATCGCACAGTCAACGGCGGAGAGATGGGAGCTGACACAATGACAACAGGCGAAGCATTATATAAGTTTTTTAATTCTTTTGAAATAACGGCATATCCTACGACATCTGTCCCGGATGATGTCGTTTTTCCGTATATGACATACGATTATTACGACGGCTTCTTTGGAGATGCAGAGCAATCTATAACTGCATCCCTGTGGTTCTATACGACTTCTGAGCTGATTCCGAACAAGAAAGCGGATGAGATTGCAGCAGCTATCGGACGAGGCGGAAAAGTAGTAGCCTGCGATGGCGGAGCGGTATGGCTCAAGCGTGTGGAACCGTGGTGTAATGCCCTGCTGGATGACGGAGATACATCAATTAAGCGTCGTTTACTTAATATTACAGTTGAATTTTTGAAGGGGTGATAGAAAATGAAATTTACAAAAATTCCCGAAAATACATTCAAAGAATTGCAGATGAACACAGGCGTTCTGTGTGATACATTCACACCGGCAAGCGGCACTATCGGGAACATCCTTGGTGCTACGACAGGAGGTATCAGCTTCGCGGATGCCCTTACATTTACGGATTTCGGCGAAGATATCGACAATTGTCCGAAGAATACGATGGAACTGAAGCGCCTGGACAGCCACGAAGTCACTTTGTCCGGCACGTACGTTACGGCCACAGCGGCAAGTGTCAAAAAGCTCATGGCTGTTGCGGACATCGACAGCGTAGACGAGACGAAGATCACGCCGAGAAATGATGTGAAGCTGGCGGACTATGGAGATGTCTGGTGGGTCGGCGACTATTCCGATAAAAACGACGATACAAACGGCGGATTTATGGCAATCCATCTGATTAACGCCCTCTCTACAGGCGGTTTTCAGCTGACCACAAGCGACAAATCAAAAGGACAGATG